ATTTGTTCTACTATTTGTAGACCACCTTCAGCATTTGCTGTAAATGAATATAGATTAAAAGATATATTGTAAGGTACAGGATTATATTGATAGTCCATCACGTCACCTCTATCACTTCTTGGTGCTCTAAACTTACCTACTTTTTGCAGTTTTCGACCAGCGTCATATGAAATACCTGATATTTCAAAACCCATACGAGGTAAAGATATTGAAAATTCTTTATTTGTTAAATCTGATTGTTGTTCTAATCTTACTAAAAACTTTTCTTTTGGAGAATATGCTAAAGGCACTCTTATTGATTGTACAACATTGTCATTACTGTCTGTTCTATGAATAACAATATTATTAAAGATTGTGCCAAATGCAACAACTACTTTTCTTAATGACTCATGGTAAAAGTGTTTTCCAAACATATTTAAAATCCTTCATCTACTTCACCAAAAGGATTTCTTTCTGTAAAGTCTAGTATATCATCTGCTGTACTTGTTGTGCCAAAACCAGCATCTGATTCATAAGTTGAGTTATCGGCATAATCTTTTGATTGAGTTGCAATATTAAAGTCTTCACTAATCATATAGTTTGTTTCACCAGTTGAAGACTCAAGTAATATTGAACCTGTACCATCTTCTAAAGTAACTTGGTATCTTAATTGATCTAGTGAATAGTTATCTTCCGCTTCACCAATTTGAGGTATAGTACCATCAATTCTTTCTGAACTGTATTCAAATTTAGTAGCTCGTAATTTATATACAGGTAAGTTACCAATTTGAAAGAATGGTTCCTGATCTTCTACAAATTGTATTTCAAAGAAAGAGTTAAACAAAGGTACATAAATTAAATCACCTTCATTTGGTCTTCCTTCTTTAATTAACGTTGCATTACTATCAACTTGATCTTGCCATCTACGTTTTGCAATTACAAATGTTGTGTCATCTCTTATTTCTAAACCAAATTTAGAAATTAATTCTTGTTCACCTTGGAAACCTTCAGTTGTTTCAACATACATTTCAACTAAGTATGAATCATCAAACTTAGAAAGTACATCTTCACCTAAAATTAAATCCTGATTAACTAATGTTCGTGGTAAGTAAAATACATCTTGGCCATATATCTTTAGGCCTTCTATAATTAAATCTTCGTGTAATCTTTTTTCTGAATCACTTCCGATTCCATTGCCACCTTGAAAGTAATGATTAACTGGCATGGCATTATCCTATCATGTATGTTACAGGCGTTTCGTATGTGCCTCTTATTTCTTCTTCTAATTTTCTTATATCTTCTTGTGCTTCTGAAAATAATTGTTGACCATTTAGTGATACTCCACCAATCATAGTCACACCATTAAATTTTGATAAGTTTGCACCCCATTGTCTTTTAAACAATGATGTAACATATCTTTTTAAAAAGATGTCATTATAAACATCTGTCATTGTAGATGGATCTAATTTTCTAAAACATTCAATAACAAGATATTCACCTACTGATATATCTGTTTTCCAATCCATATCTACATACAATCTATTATTGTATTGATTAAATCTAATAGGTTTTTCACCAACAAGTATGTGATCTAAAAAATCTAAATGTCTTAATACCATATCATAGTGAATAACTGATGTTGATGAAAAGTCATACAAATCATTTAATCTTAATTGGTATCTAACATCAAACATATTTTGATTACCTCTATTTGAAAGGGGAAAAATTCTTGTTACAGCTAATACTGGTTCAGGAACAACAATGTAATTATTTTGTTCAGTCCATGTTGTTGAAACTGAATTTTTTGTAACTGTTTGAGAAGTATCTCCAGATGGAGATTTAATTCTATCTACGTCTGATTGAGTAACCTGATATTTTAAATACGTTCTTTCAACACCATCATAGTGATATTGAGCAAAATATTGTAACGCTTCGTCTAATCTATCTTCTAATTGATCGTCATCTACGTTAATTTCAATAACAGGCTTACCTAATGTTCTTAAAGCGTACTGTTTTAATTCTTCTCTTGTTGCTGGATTGGCCATATGTTTTCCTCAGTACTATTTATACTATTTGTTTTCTTTTAGTTTTTTAACTTCAGCAGACAACTCTTGTATTGCTTTAACTAATATAGGTATTAATTTACCTGGACTTGCTTCAAGTCTTTCAGGATTTTCTTTTAATACAATTTTTAGATTTTCTTCTATGTCATATTTTTGTTGCAATGCGTCTAAATCTTGTGCAATAAAGCCAACATCTTTATGACCAGCCATTGTACCATCTCGTCTATCCCAATCAAATGTTACAGGTCTTAAATCATTTACAAAACATAATCCAACATTTAAATCACACACGTTTGTTTTATCTCTTTGATCTGACAATGATGATATAGTTGAAACGTTTGCTCTTAAACATGAATGTGAAGTATTACCTAAAGTAATTTCATTTGATACTGTTGCTGATGAACCACTTGTATAATGACCAAGTATAAGATTATTTGTACCTGTTGTTAAGTTATAACCTGCATAAAAACCTACACCTGTATTATTAGAACCTGTTACATCTTTTAATGCCCCTCTTCCAAAAGCTGAATTAGCATTTCCTGAAACGTTTAAAAATAATGCAGCACTTCCCATGACGGTGTTATCTGAACCTGTAGTCATAGATAAACCAGACTCAAAACCTACTCCAATGTTACGAACACCTGTCGTTAATGCACCAAGCACTCTAAATCCAACAGCGGTATTTCCTGATCCTGTAGCAACTTCTAAAGACCTAGAACCAACTGCTGTAGCACAACTTGCACCAAAACATAGAAGTGCTCTGTTTCCTATAGCAACATTACACATACCAGTTTGATTACATATAAATGCCTGATCACCAACTGCTGTGTTAAATCGTCCTGTTGTAAGTGAAAAGGCTGCACAGCTACCAACAGCAGTATTACCATAACCTGTTGTAGATGAACTTCCTAACATTGCACAAGTACCAACTACTGTATTACAATCTCCAGCAGTTGCTAATCCTAAAGCACAGAAACCAACTATTGTATTAGCACTTGCCTGAATATTTTTAGCTGCATATGAACCTATAATAGTACTTCGTATATGTGTTGTTAAACAACAACCCGCTTCAGCACCAATTGCTACGTTTTGAGAGCCTGTGGCGTTTAATAATGCAAATCTACCAATACCTATGTTAGCATAACCTGTAGTAGCGTTTAAGGCACAACTACCAATTGCAACGTTACTATGTTCTGTTGTAACTGATGCTAATGAGTATGACCCAATTGCAACGTTGTCAAAACCACCTGTCATTGAAGCACCTGCACCAGCACCAATTCCAATATGTCTTGTACCTGTTGTTAAAGAACTTAATGATGCGTTACCAATACCTATGTTAAAAGTACCTCCTGTATTAGAAAACAAAGCACAAACACCAATTCCAATATTACATATACCTGTTGTATTACAGAATAAACTTTGATCTCCTATTGCTGTATTGCAACTTCCAGTGGTATTATATCTCAATGCACCTCTACCAATAGCAGTAAGAGATTGTCCTGTTGAATTATTTTGAGAACTTTCTACACCTATTGAAACGTTATAACTGGCTGTATTTGAATATAAAGCACCTCTACCGATTGCTACGTTAAAACTTCCTGTTTGATTTGAATATAATGCTAGTGACCCTAATGCAGTATTCCATTGACCTGTTGTAGTGCCAGCAGCTGCATTTTCACCAAAGGCAGTATTTTCACCACCTGATGTTAAATTTGCTAAAGCATTTCCTCCAAAAAATATACTTTGTGATTTTGACCCTATTTGATGACATGTTGTACCATCACTTACAGTAATTTTACCGTTTTCTACATGAAGTTTGGTAGCAGCTGATGTAGTTCCAATACCTAAATAACCTGCATTAGTTAATCTCATTCTTTCAGTATCACACGTACTAAACTCAATACCGTGAGTAGCCTCAGTAGATGCATTAATTATTCTAAAAGGTTTAAGTCCATTTGCCTTGATATGAGTTGCTGAAAAATCACCAACTCCTAATTGTAAATTTATACACGTTGCACTACATCTCATTACAAATAAATCTTTATTTTGATCAGCTAAGATACAAATTTGACCTAAACCACAAATGCTATTTCCATTTAAATCTAAATTTCCACCAAGCTGTGGAGTTGTATCATCAACAACATCTCCACCACCACCACCACTTACTGTTCCAGCAACAAAGGCTGAACCATTGTAACATAAAACTTGGCCTGTAGTAGCACCTAGACCTGGTATTCTTAATGCACTAATATTTGAATCGCCTAAAGTTATTTCATTTGAAACTGTTGCTGAAGAAGGTTGAGAATTATATCCTAATAATATATTATTTCCTCCAGATGTTAATGTGCAAGCAGCATTTGTACCAATTGCGATATTAGCATTGCCTGTTGCTTTATTAAAGAGTGCTAAATAACCTATCGCAGTATTATCATCACCAGTTGTATTAGTATTTAAAGGCTGATGTCCAAATGCAATATTTCTTGTACCTGTTGTATTTTGCCATAATGCTCTGTAACCAAAGGCATTGTTAGCTGATCCTGTATTTCCACATAAAGCTTCATTTCCAACAACTGTATTATATGAACCTGTTGAGTTACAAAATAAACTTAGATTACCAATGGCTGTATTTTTTTGTCCAGTTGTGTTAAATCTTAATGATCCTCTTCCAGCAGCTGTATTACTATCACCTGTTGTATTTTTTTCTAAACTTTCTGTACCAATGGCAGTATTATAAGTACTTGTATTTAGATTTAAAGCATTGTAACCTACTGCTACGTTAAATGATGTGCTAACATTTTGATATAACGTACCTGTTCCAATACCAACATTATAATCACCACTTACATTAGAGCAAAGAGAAAGATAACCTATTGCAAGGTTATTATTACCAATTGTATTTGCAGATAAAGATTGATGTCCAACAGCAACGTTATTACCACCTGTAGTGTTACACCAAAATGTTCTATAACCAATAGCAGTATTATTACTACCTGTTGTGTTTGAATACATGGTTTGAAATCCAATTGATGTATTAAATATACCAACTGTATTACTTCTTAAACTATCGTAACCTATTGCTACATTGCCAATACCTGTAGTATTGTTTTGCAACGCACCATATCCTACAGCTGTTAAGTAATTTGATGTTTCATTTTTTCTTAAAGCAAATGCACCAAAAGCAGCGTTACCGTTTCCTGTTGAGTTTGTACAAAGTGCTTCATATCCAAAAGCACTATTAGTTGAGCCAGTAGAAAGTTTTAACGAATATGCACCTGATGATGTATTACAACTTCCTGTATTAGTAAATAAAGCACAATAACCTGATCCTGTATTTAAAACACCACTATCATTACAGTATAAAACCTGTGACCCTAGTGCTGTATTGTATTGGCCTGTTGTGTTAGTATTTAAAGAATCATATCCGACAGCAGTATTATGACATGCTGTAGTATTACTTCTTAAAGCTTGTTGTCCAATGGCAGTATTACATTCACCTATTGTGTTTTCACATAATGCAGAACTACCTACAGCCACATTATGATCACCAGTAGTGTTGAAAA